CGCGCGATCGAGTCGTTGACCACCGACTCGATCGCCGCCCAGGTGTCGGCCACCGTGTGCCCCTGGACGATGTTGTTGATCCCCCAGCCGCACACCACCACGTGGTACCCGACGCCCTTGATCGAGTTGTTGTATCGGGTCAGCATCGACTGCGTGGTGTTGCCCGACTTTCCGAAGTTGGCGCACCCGATCCGCGGGAAGAGATCGCGATCGGCGTGGGTGTCCCAGCAGCGGCCGCCGGTGGGCTTGTTCGCGGTGAGCGAGTCACCCAGGCAGGCGGCGATCTTCCGCACGAAGAGCTTGGGGATCAGCGTGGTCATCGGATCTCGCCTCCGGCATCGGAGTCGATCAGCCGGTTCATGATCACCCGGTTGGCCTTCGACAGGTTCGAGTTGAAGAGCACCAGCGACCGCAGGTCGATCTCGGCCAACGTGTCGATCGTCGGGGCGGCGCTCCCGTCGCTCCCCAGCGTGTAGTCGCGCTGCGCGTCACCGGCGCCGAGCGGGTTGCCGAAGGCGACCTCGGTGAAGTGGTAGCCGTCGAGGCTCACGCCGAGCGCGGTGCCCGTCCCGCGCACCAGCACCTTCACGTACTCGCCCGGGGGCGTGAGGTAGGTCGTCTGCACCGACGCCAGAACCCCGGTGTTCGCCACCAAGTCGGCCTTGATCTCCCCCTCTTCGCGCGTTGGCTGGCTCGGCGGGTCGAAGTACCCGGTGAGCTTCACCGAAAGGCCGGTCGTGCCGGAGCCCAAGATGAACCGCGTAGCCGACTCGATCGAACCACCGCGCCGCCGGAACAAGAGGTAGAGGTCGAACACCCCCACCGTGTGCAGGAACGAGAGCACCGACTTCGTTCCGACCGCGGTGAGCGTGTCGGCCACCCCGTCGAAGGCGACCACCTGCTCGCGGCTGATGCTCTTCAGCAGCGGGGCGCCACCGCTCACGGTGAAGTCGGCGACCGCGCTGCCCTGGTTCTTCCACTCGATCAGCTGATCGCCGTGGTGGAGCAGCGCGTTCGACACGCCGTCGATCGCATCGGCGCTCAGGAACACGAGAGGGACGACGGGCAGGTCGGAGAGCTTCAACGCCGGAAAGCCTCACCCGCCGCGTGGACAACATGAGGCGCCTCGAGGTCTAGTTGCTGGTGCGGGTCGGGCTCAGCCGACCAGCGAAACCAAGGAGGTCGCATTGAAAGCGCTATCAACGGTGGCGGTGTGCCTGGTCGTGGGGTGCGGAGCTGCTCCAGCCGAAGTGCTCGAGCTGTCGGCGACGGGCCTGGTCGTGACCTGCCCGGCCAACCCCAGCTTCGAGGATTCGGGGCCGAGCAGCTCGCCGCCGCCCGGGTGGCTGGTGCCGATCACCTCGAGCCCGTGGGGCTCCGGGGTCAAGCTCCTCGCCGGCACAAATTCGAGCGAGGGCCTCAAGTTTGTGCGGCTGACAACCCTTGACGCCGACTCCCCGGCGGTGATCGCGAGCGGCTTCTTCCCGGTGCCTGCCGGGCCCGAGCTGGTGGTCGTCCAGCTCCGGGGCTCTGGGCTGGTGCGCCTCGAGTCGGCCTACGTGGACGGCGCTGGCGAGCGGGTGGGGTCGACGATCGTCAGCACCGCCGAGCCTGGGCCCGGCTGGGGGAGCGCGGCCGCGGTGGTCAACCCGCCGCCCGGCTCCGAGCTGGTGAAGCTCTCGGTCGCCCTGGTCGGTGGCGCTGCTGGGCGCTGGGCCGACGTGGACGCGATCACCTGCGTCACGCGCGATCGATTCGGTCGACCGTGAAGTAGTTCGCGTTCCCGTCGGCGTACAGCGCAACGGCGCTCCCGAAGTCGTGGCTCAGCGAGATCTCCAGCGTATCGCCTGCCGCGAGCTGAACGACGGTGCTCAAGCTGGTGACGAGAAACCAGTTATCGGTCGCGGGTGCGAACGGGCGCGTGCCGTAGGCGACCGCGGTCCCGTTCTTCTCGAGCACCGCCTGGAAGAACTCGTAGAGGTCCCACCCGAGTTCGTCGCTGGTCACGAGCGCGGTGACCAAGTAGTGGCCGGCGGCCTGGGCGGTGAAGATCCCGGTGCCGACCGCATACTCCGACAGCTCGTCGTAGACCTCATCTTCAAAGACGACGGTCGCCCCGTTCGAGTAGCTCGCGCCCGCGTTCGTGGTCGCGCGCGAGTGGCTGACCTCGAAGTCGCTCTTGGTCGCGTCGCGAGACTCGATCGAGTCGATGTGCACCTCGCGGCCGCTGGCGCCGAGCTGGACGAGGATCTTCACCTGGGCGAAGCGGGCTCCGGCGGGCGGGTTGATCGCCCCGGCGAGCTTCTTCCACTTGTCGACGTCGGTGGCGAGGTCGTAGCTCGTGGTGGTCGGCGACCCGGTGCGCTCGAGCGCCTGGTCGTAGTAGCTGATCTGGATCTGAAGGTTGTTCCCGCTGCCCGCCTTCCGCTTCGCCCAGAAGGTGACAGCTTGGATGTATTCGACCGGGGCCTCGTCGGCGCTGTAGGCGATCGGGAAGATCGCCGAGGTGATGTGCGCCGCTGTGATCGCGTCGGTGGTGACGAGCTTGACGTAGTTGCGGCCGCTGACGCCGTTGGCGTCGGTCATCAGCAGCTCTCGGGTCCCCCAGCTGCCGGCGGTCCAGAAGTCGGGCGGCCCGGCCGGGTCGAGCTGCGTCTCGAAGCTGCCGTTGAGCGGGCGGCGCCCCCAGTAGACCTCCGGGTTCGCGTGCGTTGCAGCAGCTCGACCAGGGGTGAACGACACCTCGGCCGACGCTCCAGACCGTACCGGCTGCCCCGCGTTCCACGTGACCGCGATCACCTTCGCGTAATGCGGCTTGGCCGGGTCGAGGTTGCCCACCTCAAAGAAGCGCTCCTTCCCCGTCGCGACCAGGGTGGCACTCGAGGGCGTGAAGGCGATCGTGGTCGAGAGGTGCAGCTCGAACTGCGTCTCCTTGGAGCCCCGCGGCGCCGTCCAGTCGAACGAGATCCGAGCCCCGCCCACCGGCTTCGAGTCGACCGTGATCGTCATCGGCGCGAAGTTCTCGAGCGCGGTGAACTGGTGCTGCTCGGCGCCGTAGGAGTCGGTCAGCCGCTGCTTCCACTTCGTCTTGCCGCTCGCCGGCTTGCCGCGCAGGGTGAAGGTGGTCGACGACTCGGCGGCGCTGTGAACGTGGTCGTACCGGACCATCGCCAGCTTCTGGTTGCTGTCGAAGTGCACGCCGTTCGCGGCGAGCGTGTAGAGGTCGGGCAGTTCGGCGAAGGGGAAGAGCGGAACCGTCGCGGTGAGCTCGGCGGACGGCTCGGCGAGATCGGAGAGGATCGCGTTCGCGAGGTTCGTGGCCTCGGTGCTGGTGTCGATGTTCGAGGTTGACGACTCGGCCACCGACGCCCACCGGCGGCGGTACTTGGTCACCGAAGCCGAGTCGGTGACGCGGACCAGCTTCCGCTTCGGAAAGCCGCTGGCGTCGAGGTCTTGTGAGTCCGAGTAGATCACCTCGATCACGTTGCGAATGTCGAAGACCTGAATCTCCGCCCGCCGGATCGCCTCGACCTTGGTCACCGCGAACGTGCGAAGGGACGTCGTGCTCGAGCGCAGCGGGTCGTACAGCTTGAGCTTCATCGTGCCCGAGCCGCTGTCGTACATGTAGCGGATGCACCAGCCGATCGAGTCGGCCAGCAGGCGCAGTTCCTCGAAGAGCCCCTGCTTCGTGATCAGGAACGACTTGACCGCGAAGCTCGGAGAGACGGGGCACCAGAGCGTGACGGTGCCGATCCCGAGGTTGTCGTCGAGCACCTGCTGGATCACCGTCTCGAGCGCGGTGCCGGTGGTCTTCGAGGTGGCGCCCGACTCGGTGAAGGTGACACCGCCGCTCGTGACCGTCGACCCGCCGCCGGTCGGCCACGTGGGCTCGGTGCTCGCGGCGATCCCGGTGGTGATCGAGGTGACCCGGTAAAAGTGGGCGTTGCTGTTCGGGCTGGTGGGGATCACCCGGTCGCCGACCGCGTAGGTCTGCGACGGCTCGAAGACGTAGCAACCGCGATCAGCGTTCGCGCCCTGGGCGAAGGCGTAGACGCGCTCGCGCTCGATGTACGTGTCGATCAGCAGCGCCGCGTCGTCGCGCCCGGAGATCGTCAGGGTGTTCGACCCCCACGACACGACGTCGATGTAGCCGGAGAAAGCGAGGTTCCAGCTCGGGATCGCAGGGTCGTCTTCGGCGTTGAGCGCCCACTCGATCCGCATCGCTCGGCCGACCTGCAACAGGGCCGCATAGGCGGTGTCGATGTTGAACTGTCGGTTGGCGCCGCTGGTCGCCATCAGCGGCGCGAGGCTGAGCAGCTCGACCTCGCGCACGAGATCAACGCTCCACTTCTCGCCTGGGTCGTCGATGCCTTGCCCCCAGCGCACCGCCTTGATCAGGTTGACGCCGAGCGCATAGCTGTCGAGGGCCCGAAGCGTGGCGCCGGCGTCAGCGACCTTGATCCGCGCCCTGGTCTTGCGCGCGGTGCCGTCGAGGATCGCCCCCTGGTTCGTGGTGATCGTCCGCATCGGGGCTCACTTCTCCTCGAGCATGAAGGCGAAGTTCTGGATCGCCTTCTTCTTCCCCGTGCCGCGGTTGGCCACCATCGCCTGCAGACGGCCGCCCTTCCCGAGCACGTCGACCGTTGACCCGTCCTCGATCTCGTCGCCCGAGGCCTTGAGGAACGGGAGGTCCGGAAACGCGGTGTTGAACGCGTACATCTGAGCCGGCCAGTCGTCGGGCACGAGCCACGGCAGCAGCACGAGGTCGTCGAAGTCGCCGTCGACCCCGTCTTCTCCGAGCGTGAGCTGCCCGGTGCTTGGCGTCAGCACGAGAAACGGCGACGCTCCCGCGTCGTTACGGACGCCGTTGAACCACTTCGCGCCGTCGGTGCGCAGCAGCAGGTGCTTCCACGTGCTGTCGTAGTACCAGACCGCGGCCGTCGCGGCGGTGTTCGCCTTGAACGCGAGCCAGTTGACGTAGTTGTCCGAGGTGACGCCGCGGGCGAAGTAGGTCCCGAACTTCGCTCCGTGGCCACCGGTGACAAACGACATGTTGGCGCCCACGTAAGTCGGGGCGAGGCCCTTGGCGCTGAAGAAGGTCTGGCTCTCGAAGCTCCAGTTGTGGCCGAACCCGAAGACGAGGTTCCGAAACGCCAGCGCCGTCGCGGCTAGCTGTGGTGTCAGCCTGAAGTTCCACTTGCGCTTCACCGCGCGCCGGTTGACCAGGGGCGTCCCGTCTTCGGTCCGGTGCGACTCGCCGAGTTCATCGTGGTCGAGGTCGCCGGTGTTCAGCGCCACGTCGACGCGGATGCCGTTGAGCTTGAGGAAGTCGGTCACAGGGCGAAGTCTCCGCTACGGCTCGAGCCCGCGCGCTCGCGGCGCCCCAGCTCCTGGAGCTGGTTCCACAGGTCGAAGAGGCTCTGGACCCCGTAGAGGTTGAGCGTGCCGATCGAGATCTGCTGCACCATGCCACCGCCGCCGCCGTCGCCGCCGGCAGCTCCGACCGACGCCTGGGGGGTGACGTTCCCGCCGTTGATGTTGAACGCGCCTCCGCCACCACCCGCGACACTCGCGCCTCCTCCGCCACCACCCGCCGCGGTCGCCGCGCTCGAGCTGCTCGCCATCTGGTGCTTCTTCGCCTTGAACTGATCGGTCGCCCAGACGCGCGCCTGGTTCTCGGTGAGGCCGAAGCTCAGCGCCTGGTTGAAGAGGCCGATCCACAGCTGCTTGTCCGCCTGGGGGAGCGCGTTGAACCACTCCGGCGAACCCTCGGTGTAGGCCTCGGGAGGCGGGGTGTACGGCTCCGACCTCGTGCTCTCGGAGAACTGGCCCTGCTTGACCGTGTTCGAGTACTGGCCGCTGTAGTCCTGATTGAGGATCGAGGCCGTGCCGTATTGGTCTGCTTCCGCAGTCACCATCCCGACCGGCGCCGCACCTCCGCCTCCGCCGCCGCCCGTGCCACCGCCCAGCCCGACGTCCGCGGCGAACTGCGCCCCCCGGAGCTTGTAGCCGGTGGGCAGGTTCTCTCGGAACTCCTCGAGCTTCTCGGCCGTCTTCTCGAGCTGGTCGCCAAGCTCCTCGGCCGGCACCTTCACCGCCTCGAACGGCTCGTTGATCACCTTGTTGAGCTTGTCGCGCAGGTTGAGCAGGCCCTTGTCGTGGTTGCCGCCGAGGTCGCTGAAGAACTTCGCCAGCTCGACGAAGCCGAGCGCGACCGCGGCCACCGTCTTCGCCAGCGCGAGCAGCGCGAACTTGATCACCGTCATCACGTCGGCGCCGAACGCGCCGAAGAGGCCGTGGACCACCTCTGAAACGGTCTGCATCATTTCGAACAGGGGGCTGAGCGCGTTCCCGAGCTGCTCAATGTCGCGGCCCATCGACTCGTTGAAGAAGTCGATCATCTTGGTGAAGCTGCTCATCCGCGAGACGAGTTCGACGATGATCGCCAGCAGCGCGCCCCACGGGCCACCGCTCGCCATCCCCTCGATCCCCGCCTGCATCAGCGCGCCGCCGGTGCCCATCTTCGACAGCAGGTTGTCGAGCTGACCGCGGAAGGCCGCCCCAAAGGCGTCGAGCTGCTTCTGAAGCTGGCCGGTGAAGCTGTTCTCCACCTGCAACCTCTTGAACAGCTCGACCTCCTGCCGAGCCTGGTAGTCGGCCACCATCCGGTCGTGATCCGCGTCGCCGAAGCGGGCGGTCACGTCCATCGGGTCGAAGGTCATCGTTGCCGCGGTGCCGCCGCCCTTGTCGTTCTTCAGCTGCTCGAAGCGCCGGCGGATCCCGTCGGCCGACTTCTTCGCGGCCGCCTCGTCTTTCTTCGCGGCTTCCTCGAAGCCGGTGCCGTCGTCCCAGATCCCCTTAAGCCTGTCGGCGAGGCCCTCGGCGACGCCGACCATTTCCTTCGCCCAGTCGGTGCCGTCGCCCAGGATCGCGTCGAAGTTGCCCTTCGCCGCATCGGCGATCGCGGAGGCGACCCGGGCGATCGTCTTGCCCACCGCCTCGAACAGGGCGCCGATGATCACGCCGCCCGACACGAGCCCCTTCAGGAACCCGGTGAGCACGATCACGGCGCCCTTCAGCGCGTCGACCCCTTCCTTGCTCCCGAGCAGCTCGTTTGTGAGCCTGGTCAGCATCGGCGCGAGCTGGCCGGCGACCTGGGCGGCGACGCCCTTGAAGACGCGCTCGAGCTTCTCCATGTTGTCGTTGAACTCTTCGGCGGCGCGCGCGGTCTGGCCGCTGATCGTGATCCCGAACTTGTCGGCCTCTTCGCCCAGCGCCGCGAGGCCCTCGGCGCCCTGGTTGAGGAACGGGATCATTTCGGCGCCCGACTTGCCGAACACTTCCATCGCCATCGCCGACTTTGAGGCGCCGTCTTGCAGGTTGGCGAACTGGCGCGCGAGGTCCGACATTACGTCGGCGCTGTCGCGGACCTTCCCAGAGCTGTCGGTCACGCGGACGCCGAGCGACGTGAAGATCGCCATCGACTCGCGCGAGCCAGCGGCCGCGGCGGCGAGGTTCTTGTTCAGCTTCGAGAACGCGCCGCCGAGTTGCTCGGTCGACAACCCGGCGAGGCCGCCCGCGTAGTCGAGCCGGCTGAAGCTCTCGACCGAGGTGCCCGCCGCCTGGGCCATCTTGCCCATTTGATCGGCGGCATCGGCGCCGGCCTGGACGAAGCGCGACAGGCCGGCGATCGCTTCCTTGCCGACCTGAAAGCCCTGCATCTGGGTGAGCGACCGGAGCTGCTCGCCGACGCCCTTCACCGTGGCGCCGAAGCTGCCGAGCGCGCTCTTCGCGGCGTCGAGCCCCGAGCGGAGCGACGCCGAGTTGAGCTGCAAGTCGACGATCAGGGAATCGAGCTTCGCCACGCCTCACAGCTTCGGGTCGGGCGTGGACACCTGTCGTTCGGAGCCGGCGCTGGGCGACGCCTGGTCGTCGGCCTTGCGCTCGAGCACGTCGGGAGCTGGCCGGAGCTGCTCGCGCATCTTGGCGATCAACCGCCGCTGCGCCTCGCGCTCGATCTCCTCCGGGTCGTCGCTCTCGGCCGACTCGTCGAGGTCGGCGAAGATCCGCTGGTCCATGAACGTTGAGGGCGGCTCGAGCGGGGCGTTCCTCCCGCCGAGCATCTTGCCCAGGATCATCAGCAGCCGCCCGAAGCGCAGCTCGTCGACCTCGTAGCCCCAGGGTTCGATCGTCTCGAACGCCTGCCACTCCTCGAGCTGGTCGAGGGTGAGAACGCGCAGCAGGAGATCGGGGTGCGGGCAGCCTACGGCTTTGCAGAGCCGGAAGAGGCTCCGGCGGCCGGGCTGCCCTCGGAGTTTTTTACGAGCGCCTCGGTCGCGCCCATCTTCTTCTGAAGGCTGCTCATCACCTTTGCGATCAGCGTGAACGACTCCTCCGCCGGCACGACCTCGAAGAGCTGCTCGGCCTCTTCCTTCGAGATCATCGCCCCCGTGTCGTGTGCAACCGCGGAGGTGAACAACAGCAGGAAGACCTCGCGCGACATGCTGCCGGCCTTCTGCTTGCCCGATGCGTCGATGATCTCGACCGACTTGGCGCCGGTCACCTTCACCAGCTTCAGCTTCTTCGTGAGGCCTGGGATCGAAATGTCTTCGGCGGTGGCGAGGCGGAGCGCGCGCACCTCTTCTTCGGAGAGGAAGGGCATAGGCGCCACCCTACCTCGAACGCATCGGGGAGGGCGACCGGTCTTCGATCGCCCTCCCCGCGCGCACGCCCTGGTGATGGTCGGGAGGCCGTGCCTCGGTTCCGGTTTCCCGGGTCCGACCTTCGGTGGGATTACGTGCTGCCGAGCTTCAGCGCCTTGATCGTGACCGAGGTCACGACGTCGCAGGTCACCTTCACGCGGCCCGAGGCGTTGTTGTAGATGCCCGGAGCGAACGGGCCGATCGCCTTGGTGGCGCCGTTGGCGATCGAGACGGTCTTGTCCGTGACCGCCATCCCGTCGAGGGTGGCCACCGCGTCGATCGTCGCGACGATGCCCGAGCCGCTGCCGTTCTTGATCTCGACGAACTCGACCCCGGTGTTCGGGAACTCGTCGCCGGTGGTGGCGGTGGCCGCAGAGCCGGCAACGTCGGTGCCGGAGCGGTCGATGGTTGCGACAGTGAGAGTTGCCATTGCGGTTGACCTCGAGTGGACAGCGAGAAGGCGTTACGTCGGCGAGTAGAACCAGGTCGGCAGGTTCTGGATCTTCAGGGTCACCTTGCCGGCGACCTTGTTGTTCACCGAGCCCGACGGCTCCGGCGCCTGGGTAACGATCGCCTTGAAGGTGGCGGTGGTCGGGGTGGTGTCGTGGTCGGTGAACACGACCTTGAAGTCCCGCTTGGTGCCCGCGCGCATGTCGGTGCGCAGCCCCTGTTGCTGGGCGTCGGGGCCGATGAAGTTCACGTCGAAGCTCAGCTCGCCGCCGTCGGTGAGGCCGGCGATCGACTCGAATCCTTCCGAGTCGTAGCTGGTGGTGTCGATCGCGGTGGCCTTCTCCGTCGGGCCGGTGTGCGCCGTGACCTCGGCGATCGTGGTGAAGACCGCGCCAGCGTCGTCGCCGCGCTGGATCTTGAAGCCCTTCGTGCTCTTCGCCTTGCTCGCCATCGTTCGGTCTCCTCGGGTAGTGGCGACCCTACGGCCGCCCGTGGACAGCCATCAGCGGAACACCTGAAACTCCAGCAGCACGCGATCCAGCTCGGCCTCGTCGTCGTAGAAGGCGCGCTTGAGCGAGTGGCTCACCTGCAGGCCGCGCTCGCTCGGGTCGTCGGGCACCTTGGCGATCGCGAGGTCGCCGATCGCCGCGATCACCGCGTCGCCGACCAGGCGAGCGTCCAGCGCAAGGGCCGCGTAGCAGTCGACCTGAAGCCGGGTGTCGTCGGGGACGTCGGCGGCCTTGGCGGTGTAGCTCGCTTGCGGCACCCCATCGACCTCGAAGAAGACCACGTAGGGCGCCTGGGTTCCCTCGGGCGCCTTGTCGGGGAAGATCTTCTCCCCAACCAGGGCGGTCAGCCCGGCGTCCGCCAGCAACTTCGCCGAGAGCAGCTCGATCAGCGTCATCGCTTCCCGCCTCGCTTCCGGATCGAGGCGATCTGCTTGTTGATCTCCACCGCCATCAGCTCGGCCACCTTCGCCGCGTTCTGGTCGAACGCCGGGCGCAGGAAGGGGCGCGCGCGGGTGTGCGCGGTGCCGAACTCGACGAAGTGCCAGCGGCGAGCGGGCGGGAGCTTGCCCGGCACGTTCGGCCGCTTTCCGATGCGGAGCCCGACAACGACCACCGTGTCGCCGGCGCCTGGGCGCTTCGTCGAGATCGTGATCGAGGCGCGAAGCTCTCCCGTGTCCTCGACACAGTTGGCGATCGCCGCGTCGATCACCGGCTGGAACGACTTCCGAGCAGCTCGCATCAGGGCGCGCGCGGCCGTCTTCGCGCCGAACTCCATCAGCTGCTCCTGAAGACCGGCGAGGCCCTCGAGCTTCATCGACACGAACGGCGGCGAGCTCACGGCGACGTCCGCCCGACCAGTTCTTCGGTGGTGACCAGCAGCTCGGCGCGCATCCCGTCGGGGTCGATCGCGCTGAGAATGTTGAACAGCTTCGAGCCCCAGCGGATCCGCATCTGGGGGACGATGCCGTCCCGCCACCTGAGCTTGAAGAGCGTCGGCACGCGCCCCTGCCGCTCCTGGGCTGCGAAGATCTCCTTGCCCGTCGAGCGAACCACCTCGGCGCGCACTTCCTTCACGAGGATCCACTCGTTCTTCGGCTCGCCCGCGGTGTTCTTCGCCGTCGTCCGCTGCTCGAGCCGAATGAGCAGCCGCATCCGCCCAGGGTTGATCGCCACGGGGTCAGATCCTCATGATCCGGTGCTGGTCGAGCACCGCCGCCAGCGCCAGCGGCACCTCTGAGACGATGTTGCCGATCACCACGGCGCCGCGGTTGTCGTAGAGGTGCGCAATCGCCATCAGCAGCCCGAGCTTGAGCGAGCGGGGCCCGGCCCAGACGCCAAGGGTCGCCGGCCAACCCACCGTGAAACGAATCTTCACCGCGTCCCACTGGGGACGGGTTTCAGGCCAGCTCTGCTGGTAGGCCAGCATCAGCTTCCCGGGCTCGCTCACCGTGTCGACCGTGTAGACCGACGGTGAGAGCGTCTGCTCGACGCCGTTGGGGTCGAGGTACTTGATCGAGGTCACGCCCCCGACGTTCCCGAGCTGAAGCTCGATCCACGGCAGCTCGCCCGGGCGCCAGCTGGGATCGGTGAACCCGAAACTGGGGTCGCGGAGGTTGCGCGACCCCAGCTCGAGCGTGTCTTCGCCGAGGAACCCCGGGAGCACCAGCTCCCAGGTTTGCGTCACGAGCTTGCGGTTGCAGTAGCTCTCGACGAACTGCGTTGCGGCCGCGATCGTGTCGATCGTCTTCTGCACATCATCACCAGGCGAGAGGCGGAGGTGTGTCTCCGCCTCGAGCTGGGTGACCGGCTCCGATGCCGGCGCGGTAATGAGCCGAAGCGGCATCGGAGCGCGCCTCGGTTACGCGATCGGGGTGGTCGGCGCGAAGACCGGGCAGCCGAGCATGGCCATGGCCATGATGAAGCCGCCGGTGGTGGCGCCGGTCTGGACGATCTTCGCCCGGACGTAGCGCTTCGAGCCCTTGTAGCCCACCTGCTTGATCGTGCTGTCGTCCGCCGCGGTGGTCCCGACGAACGTGAAGCCGTTCGCCCGGCCGATCAGATCCTTGTCCGCGACCGCCGTCTCGCCCGACATGTTCGAGGCATCGGACTCGTAGATCGTCACCGTGAAGGTGCCGTCGGTGATCGCGCCGCTGATGAAGAAGAACTCCAGCGCCGAGAAGCCAGCGCGGTCGATCGTCGCGCCGGTCTTCGTGGTGTCGCCCGCCTGGATCGCGGCGGGGTCCGTGGAGACCATCGCCTTGATCACGCTGTTCAGATCCGGGTTGTTCATTTTGTTTTTCCTCCGTTGCTGCCTGGTGCTGCGTTTGGAAAGGGGTGAGAGAGGGAGAGCCCCGACCGGTTCGCCGGCCGGGGCTCGGTGCACTTCGGGTCAGCCGGCGGTTAGGTCCGCGTGCTGTTCAGGGTGACGATCGGGCTCAGGGTGTTCGAGCCGTTCTGCCGAACGATCGCCGCGGGCCAGTAGCTCTGACCACCGATCCGCATGATGAAGCGGAACGCCACGTGGTCGCTGTCGAAGTAGAGGTGGATCGAGGTGTCGGTCCGGATCCCCTGGGTCTTCTTCGCGGTCAGGTACTGGGTGAGGTCGGTGAGGATCACGTCCCCCTCGGTGCCGAGCGCCGAGCACGCCTCGACCGGGATCACCGGGCGCCCGAAGAGCGTCGAGAACGGCGCCCCCGAGAACCCGCCGGGCGGCAGGTAGACGGGGAAGCTCGGGGTGCTGCCCGGCATCACCATCAGCTGCAGCTGCGGCTCCACGTCTTGGTTGATCAGCCAGATCGCGTTCTTCCGGAACGGGGCGTAGAGGCGCGCCCACATGTCGGTCACGTTCTTCGCGACGAACGTGCCCGCGCCCTGACCGGACACCGCCGCGACCGTCACCTTCGCCGGGGAGTTGAGCAGGCCGCGCGGCTTGCCCACCCCGTCACCGGAAACGATCGCGGTGTTGATCAGCGAGGTGAACTTCTCCGGCACCTTCGACTCGAGCCAGCCGGTCATCGCGGGCACGTCCTCGAGCAGCTCGTCCGTGAGCGGCACCAGGGCGGTCAGCTTGTGCAGCTTCGTCTCGAACTGACCGATCTTCGGCTTGCTCTGGGTGATCGTCCCGCCCTCGTCGCTCCACCCGCCGAGCACACCGCCCGAGGTCTGCCACGGGGTGGTGGTGTCCTGGGGCAGCGTCAGCACGTTCGACTTGGTGGTCTGCTGGTCGGTGCGCGAGAGCAGCTCCGTCTCCGCCTCGACCATCTTCATGATCTTCTCGCGGAAGTCGGGCGGCACCGCGAACCCGCCGTCCGCGCCCACGGCCTCCTGCCCGTAGGTGGTCGGCGCGTTCTGGATCCGCGGGTCGGGCTTGCCCCGCTTCGTCACCGCCGCGGCGATCGCGAACTCGCCCATGGAGCGGAAGCCCCACCCGCCCTTGCGGACGCCGACGCGATCACCGACCTCGATCCGCGCGCGCCGCGTCTCCTCGGCGCCGCCGTCGTCATCGTCGCTCGCGTTGTCGGGGCGCACCCGGCGCTCCTCGGGCTGGCGGAGGCGCTCGTTCATGACCGCCGCCTGGGTCCGCACGCGGATCTCGCGCTCGGTCGCCGCGAACTCGCGGTTGATCCGCTCCGTCTCCTCCATCTCCTCCGGAGTCATCGGGCGGTTCTCGCTGTCGGCGGTGTTCTGGATCACCTGCACCTGCTCGGCGAGCTGCTCGAGCCGGGCCTGAAGGGTGTCCATCACGGCTGCCGAGCTGGCGGGGGGCGGCGGCTGGGGCGCGCCGTTGTTCGGGTTACGGCTGGGGATCGCGGGAGGCATCGTTCGTTTCTCCGTCTTGGTTTGAACAGCGTGGGTTACCGGCTGGCCGGCGGCGTTCCGGGCTGGCCCGGGGAGTTCCTTCGGCGAGCCATTTCGGCCTTCGCCTTGAGCACGGTCGCGGGGCTGAACCCCTTGAGCCGCTTCTGCGTCAGTTCGAGCGCGTTGAAGAGCGGCGAGCGCACCGAGTTCTTCGCGCCCTCTTCGCCGTCGCCCTCTTCGGGCGGGTCCTCGACGATCTCGTCGGTGAACCCCAGCTCGAGCGCCTTCGCGGCGTTCATCCACGTCCCGTCGGGCGGCGCCGCCATCAGCGCGAGCATTTCCTCCACGGGCCGCTTCGTCTTGCGCGCGTACGTCTCGGCGATCGTGTTGTTCTCGAGGTCGAGCAGGTCGGCGACCGCCCGGAGGTCGACCGCGCGCCCGGCCGCGCCCGACCAGGCCTGGTGAACCATCCACGTCCCGACCGGCGAGGTCTTCACCACGTCGCCGGCCATCGCGATGAAGGTGGCCGCGCTCGCCGCGATTCCGTCGACGTGCACGATCTTCCGCGCCTCGAAGCGCTTGAGCTGCGTGTAAATCGACTTCGCCTCGAAGACGTCGCCGCCCTCGCAGTTCACGAAAATGTTGAGCGTCTTGACGCCCGCCATCGCCGCCAGCGCGTCGCGCACCGAGTCACCGGTGATCCCGCTGTCGGTCCAGCAGTCCCAGCCGATCGGCTCGTAGATGAACAGCTCCCCGATCGCGCTCGCCTTCTGCTCCGTCGACTCGGCGGCCGCGGCGTCGGCGCGCACCTTCCGGCCGCCGCTCAGCACCAGGCCGAAACGATCCTGCCGACCGTTGAACCCCATCAGCCCGAAGCGCCCGGCGGGGCCGCGGAACTTAGAGGCGATGCGCACTGCCCGACCGTGGGTGAGTGGGTTCATGGGCGACAGGCTGCCCCGACCCGTGGACAGCTTGCGCCCCGTGGACCTAGAACCCGGGCATGACCATTCGCGTGCTGGTGCGGAACGTGGACGATGCCGGGGCCGGGAACGAGAAGTCGATCAAGGTGACCGGCCAGCTCTACAGCCGCGACGACAAGGGCGCGATCACCGGCGCCGCGGTTCAGGACGAGGTCGTGCTCAAGCCCGGCGACGCCCAGGAGTTCTGGGCGCACTCGACCCGCGATCTCCTGATTCAGGAGGTCTAAGGCTCGGTCGTCGCGGGGAGCAGCTTGGCGACCGCCGCGTCGGGCGGCTCGCCGTCTTCGACGCGGGCCGCGACCAGCAGCAGCTCCTCCGGCACCAGCTCGCGGCCGAGCGCACGTGCGGCGAAGGGCTGGGCTGTCGCCAGCTCTTCGAGGAGACGCGGCCACAGGCGCTCGCGCTCGATCTGCAGGCGCTGCTCGAGATCGGCTGAGCCGTGGCGTCGGCCCAGGTCGGCGCGTCGGTTCGCCAGTCGGCGGGCGTAGCGATCGACGATGCCACCGACCAGGGCGACCAGCGCACGGCGCGCGTAGGTGGCCGCCTCGTCGCCGTCGGTCGAGGCCTCGCCGTCGTCGCTCTCGTCCTCGGCATCGTCGGTGCCCGACGGCAGCGCGGGCGGCGGCTTCGCACCAGGCGGGGGCGCCTCGAGCAACTTCTTCACCGTCGTCATGTTCGACTGCACCAGCAGGACGTCGCCTTCGGGGCCAGCGTGATTCATCCCCTCGCGCGAGCGAATGTCGTTCGCCGACATGACCCCGTTCTGGCGGAAGATCGCGTACGCCTCGGCGCGCGACTTCATGTCGCCCGCGAGCAGCGGCGAGGTGTCCAGCTCGGTGCACTTGAACGGCGCGCGATCCTGCCGGAGGAGCTTGAAGTCGGCTTCCTGGGTGAGCCTGCACTTCCACGGGTTCACCGCGTCGGTGACGAACTCGAGCGCCTGGTGCTCGATGTTGCTGAAGGTCGCATGGAGCAGGTGCTGGATCTTGTGCAGCGGCACGCCGAACCAGCGCGCCACCTCTTCGACCGAGAACTGCCGGCTCTCCACCATCTGCGACTTCTCGGGCTCGAACCCGAGCTTCTCGACTTCCATCCCGGCCTCGAGGAAGAGCGGCTTGTGCGCGTTCTCCGGGCCCTTGCGCTTCTCGGCCCAATCCTCTTTGAGCGACGCCTTCTGCTTGTCGTCGAGCTTGCCGCCGTAGCGCAGAGCGATCGACGGGCTCGCGCCCTGACCGAAGAACGCGGCCGAGTAGCGCTCCTGAGCGGCGAGCACCCCGAGCGACTTCGCAGCTCGAGCGATCAGGTTGTCGCCCATCAGGCCCGACAGCCCAGGCCCGCGCAGGTGCAGCACGTCGCGCTGCTCCAGCTCCACCCGCTGCCCGTCCTCCTGACGAACCTCGTAATAGAGCGTCCACGTGTCGCGCCGGCGCCGCGGCTGGACGCGATCCGTCTGGAGCGGCCAGAGCTGCGCGACGCGGCCGCCCATGTCGCGAACGATCTCCGCGTAGGCGTTTCCGAACGGCAGCGCCTGGAAGAGCATCGCCTCGCGGAATCCGATCGCCGTCATTTCGGGGTTCGGCCTCGTGTTGAGGATCCACGCGAGCGGATCGTCGGCGAGCAGCTCGCGTCGCCCGGGCCCGAGCGGGCGGTAGACGTTCCATGGGCACTGACCGATCGCGCGGGCGATCACGTCGATGCACGCCCAGACAGCTCCCAGCGACAGGATCTCGTCGGGCCCGAGGTTGAGCCCGACCACTGGGTAGGGCAGCACGAAGCGAGTAGCGGCGACCGGATCCTGCCCCCGGCGCATCGCGGCGAACACATCGCGGACCCAGGCGATCGGGCTTCTCACGTTCGCAGACTCCCCCGGGGCGTGGACACCTAGAGCTGAAAGAACCCTTCGCCGCTCTCGTAGGGGCCCGGGGTCCGTAGCGGGCTGACCAGGTGCCGACCGAGCGCCATGATCAGCGCGACCACGCCGTCGATCTTCGCCTTGCTCTTCTCCTTGTCGGGCTTGATGTTGCCGGCGGGGTCGGTCGCGGTCACGACGTTCGAGGCGTTCCAGCGCAGCACCGGGTTCCCCGAATGGCGCACGACGCGCTTCACCACCATCGCCTCAAGCTCTTTGCTCGGCAGGCTCATGGACTTGAAGCCCTGCCCGAACTCCACCATCGTCAGCCCCGACGCGGCCAGCTTCTGGGTGATCTGCGTCGCGCCCCACTGGTCGAAGGCGATCTCCTGAAACTGGTAGAGCCCCGCGAGCTTCTCGACCTCCGCCTGGATCGTGTCGTAGTCGATCACCGCGCCGTCGGTCTTCGTCAGCCACCCGTCCCGCACCCACGGCTCATAGAAGCGCTGACCCTTGTCGGCGTAGGTGGCGATCGTCGCCTCGGGCAACCAGAAGCGGCAGATCACGTCGATCCCGGTGGCGTCGGGGAGCACCGCCACGAAGGCCGCGAGGTCGAGCTTCGCCGAGAGGTCGAGCGCGCCCCAGGCTGGGCGGCCACGGAGCGCCAGCTCACGCGCGACGGCGGTGGCGCGAACCTGCGCCGCGTGCGCGCCACCTGGTGGGAGCGACGGCTCGCACTCGCCCCAGCGCTCGAGGTTGAGCCAGCGCTTCGCGGTGCGCGTCCACACGTTGCAGTGAAGCCGGAGGTACTCGTTGAGAAACCCCGGCTGAAGCTGCGCCTTCGCCGCCTGCCGCTCGAGGTAGTCGGGCTTGACGCTGATCCCGTAGTTGGGGTTCGCCTGCCGCTGGGCCTCTTCGGTGAAGTAGTAGCCGCTGCCCTCGGTGGCTTCGTCCGCCGCGGCGATGAAGGCGAAGAAGCTGTCGTCCTCGATCGTCTGCTCGAGCACCTTGACCGCATAGTCGTGCTGTTCCCACCCGATCGACTCGACGTCGTAGACGCCGGCCGTCGTGATCGCCACGGTGAGCGGCTGCCGGCGGGCGCCCATCGCCGTATCAAGCACGTCCCAGACCTTGCGATCCTTGTGGGCGTGTAGCTCGTCCACGATGTTGCCGTGCGGGTTGAGCCCGTCGAGCGTGCCCGAGTCGGCGCCGAGCGGCTCGAACTTCGACGACGTGCGCGGAACCGAGAGATTGCTCTTGAGCTGGCGCACCCAGCGCTTCAGCTCCGGGCTCTTGGTCACCATCGCATCGGCGGCGCTCCAGACGATCCGCGCCTGGTCTTTCTTCGTCGCGCTCGCGTAGACCTCGGCGCCCTCTTCGCCGTCCGCGACCGTGAGGTAGAGCCCGATCCCAGCGGCGATCTCGCTCTTGCCGTTCTTCCGAGGGATCTCGATGTACGCGGTTCGGAAGCGCCTGGTGCCGTCGGGCCGGAGCCACCCGAACACGTGGCGGATCACTTCCTTCTGCCATTCCTCGAGCAGCAGCGGCTGCCCACCCCACTCGCCCTTGTGGTGCCGGCAGTAGTGCTCGAGGAAGTAGACCACCCGCTCGCCGGTGGGCTCGTCGTAGACGAAGCCCTGGGGGTGGTAGGTGACCACCTCGGCGCCGTCGGGCAGGCGCACGGTGATCGGCGCGGCGCCCTCTCGAGGTCTGGTCAGCGCGAGGTCGCGCTCGTGCCGCTCACGCCAGAGCTTCTCGAACTTACCGGGGGTCCGCTTCGGCCGAATCACCGGCGCCGGCGCGGGCGACGTCCCCGGCGGAGCCTGGTCGACGCTCACCGCGTGCGCGTCCCGCGATAGCAGGGGCGGCGGGGCGCGTCAGCCCAGCCGTGTCGCGCTTCGGCCTCCGGTGGCGCCAGCATGAAGAAGCTGGCGGCCACCATCAGCGCGTGTGCTGCTCGAGAGGCGAGCCGCTTGGCGTGAGCCGAGAAGTCGGGCAGCGACTCGACGAAGCCAGAGATCGCGGTCTGGTCGGTCCGGATCACGACCCGAAGCGAGGTCGTCGACCCGGTGAACCCGAGTCGAGGCCCGCTCGTGTCTTCGCTCGGCCAGAAGACCGCCATCCCCATCAGCTCACCTCCCCGACTTCTTCTCGGGCTGCTTGTCGTGCTTGGCCTTCAGGTGCTCGAACTTCTCCGCCTGCTCGGCGGCGGCCTTGTGCAGCCCGTCGATCTCCGCGGCGGACTTCTCGAGCTTTGCGTTCGCCGCGGCCAGATCGCGCTTCGCCTGCTCGGCCTCGCGCTCGGCGACCTTCCGGCGCTCGTCGAGCTGCCCGAGAATCTCCTCGGTGCTCTTGACCTTGCCGATCAGCTCACCGCGCTCAGCGCGGAGCCCGGCGATCTCGGCGTTCTCCGCCTCGACCTCGAGGGCCTGGTCGCGCACGCCGCGCACCGTCTCCTCCTGCATGTAGAGATCGGCGAGATCGAAGTGCGACCGAACGATCTCGATCGACTTGTGGACCCCGATCGAGCGCACGTGCGCCGCGCCGAGGGTGAGAGCTGCAAACAGGCGGGTGGATCCGTTCATGGTGTTACCTCCGACGGCGGGTTGGTTGCGACGCCTCTCGATCTACTCCCCGGCGGCGACCGGCCACCGCATTGATAGTGCTTTCAACGGCGCTCACTTCGGAGCCACCAGCCGCGGGCGCCCGAAGAGGAACGACTCGTCCGCATCGGGCGCCGCGCCGCCGCCGGCCTCTTTCTTCCGGCGCTCCTCTTCGAGCTTGCGCAGCGTTCGCTCGAGGCCCTCGGACTTCTCGAGCGCGGCGATCCTCCGGTTGAACTCCGCGAGGTGGGTCTGGACCTGGGCCCGGGCCGCGTTGGCGACCTTGATCAGCGGGTTGACCGTCTTCTGCCCGTAGTTCGACACGGTGAGCCCTTGCTTCTGGTAGCCGCGGGTCGCCTTCATCGCGAGCACCTGCGCGGAGCAGAGGTTCCCGAGCAGCTCGCCGTCCGTCTCGTAGAGCACGCGCAGCACGAGGTACTTCGAGCCGAGGTCGGTCCAGATCTTCTTGGCCTCGGGAGTGAGCCCGCGCGGCTGTCGAGGCCAACCCGGAGCCGGCCCGGGCGGAATCGAGGCCGGATCGGGCTCGCGATCGGCGCGGAAGGTGCCCTGGAGTTCCTTCAGCCGCTTCGGCTTGCGCGGCCTACCCACGGTGCTCCCCGTCTTCGGTCCAATGCGCGGGGTTCGAGCAGCCGCCGCTCTTCGCCACGTCGGGATCAGGGTCACACCCCCCGGGCGCCCCCTCCCCCCTACCGGCCCCCTCGATTTTGCCCGAGCGCACCGAAAGG